ATGAAAAAACAATATTTATTGTCTGCAATTATCTGTGTAAATACAGGGTTGATCATTGGATGCCAAACAGTTTTACCTTATATCGATACTGCTAAACCGACCACTACTCTAAAGACTTCTTCTGGAACACTGTCTGTAAATACATTTGTGCAAATGGTTTACCCTAAAATACTCAATGAGCCTCTGGCGCATGTGACACCCGTACTCAATGATTATTTTAAATCTTACCCTTATCAACAGCTTGAACCAAATATATTGGGTTTTTTTCATCCTAGTATTGAATATAAAAATCCACAAGGTGAAACTCGTTACCTGGTTATTATTGAAAAAGTAAAAATCAATAATGGATACATTCAGGACTGCCGAGCCTGCTCAAGTACAGTAGATTTATTTATATTTAAAAAACAGGACAACCATTTCCAGTTAGTCAATTCAGCTTTAAATCAGAAAGATATCCCTACAGCCGGTGGGCATTTGTATTTTAGTTTTAAACATGACTTACAGAAAAATTTAAGACCGTTTGGCAAGAACATGATAGGAAGTTATACGCTTGCAACTTTTACAGGTGCAGGGGGGCAAGAAATTTCGACTTGGTATGCGGTCTTGTTGCCTGATGTCGGGAGAGTTCAAGTTCTTGAAATAGGCTCGGCGGGTAACGATACATCAAGTTACTATGCAGATCGTCCTGAGTTTGCATCCATTGTTACATCAACATTAAGAGTGGTTAATAACCAGAACACTTATTATCCTGTTGAAGTGACTTATATTGACCAAGATCAGCCAAAGAAGTCTTACAAAAGTCTATTTATGTATGATCAAGCCAAGCACATCTATGTGGAATATGAAAAAAAATAATCAAAAGACCTTTTAGTTAAATAATAAATCAAATATTGAGTGATAACTTAAAAACAGACTGTATTTTAAAATAAACCAATTTAATGATTTTAAATGATTAGAATAATCTTGGTTTTTAAGAATAATAGGCTAATGAGATTCAAAATTAAAATATGAGTTGGTTTATAAATAAATTTTGCTTTAATTGGTCATATAAAAACTTTAAAAGATTTACTACTAAAAGTATTAATTTATTAAAAAATAAATTAGTGGAATTTATAAAGTTATATAAGTCAACATTAATAGAAAAACCTCATAATTCACGAATTATGAGGTTTAATATATGGTGGGCCCACCGTGACTTGAACACGGGACCAACGGATTATGAGTCCGCTGCTCTAACCAACTGAGCTATAGGCCCTTCAACAAGTGAACTGATGTTTTATCAACTACTTGGAATGAGTGCAATACTACCCAAGATTTTTGAGATTATCAAGTATTTTCTAAAGTAGACGCATAGTAGACTGTAGAAAATATCGTGATATATTGTTTAATATTGCGACACCTAGCGATTCTATATATGTCAACCCCAAGAGTAAAGCTAACAAAATCATTTATTGATCAATTAGAGCTTACACCTGCAATCTACAGGGACAGTGAATTGATCGGCTTTGCTGTGCGTGTGAACAATAGCTATAAGACATATATAGTAGAGAAAAAAGTTCTGGGTCGGACAGTTCGGTCTACTCTGGGTCTACACGGAAATATCACTTTAGCTCAAGCACGAGAAATGGCTCGTGAAAAACTTCTGCAAATGTCGCAGGGCATTAATCCGAATGATGAGAAAAAGAAAAAGATTTCTGATGAAGATGATCGTGTAAAACTGGAAAAACAGAAGCCCACTGTAAAAGAAGCTTTCCAGAACTATATGAGTCTCAAAACTCTTAAGCCTAAAACCATTGATGACTACACTACAGTAATTGATAAATACCTGGAGGACTGGCAAAACTTTAAGCTTGATGAAATCTCGCGAAAGATGATTCAGCAGAAGCATGCCGATCTATCTAAAAACAGCAAAGCTCAAGCAAACATGGCAATGCGTGTTTTCCGTGCTGTCTATAATTTTTCCATTGAACATTATCTTGACGAAAATGATCAGCCTATTTTGATTCCATATAATCCAGTTAAAACCTTAAGTGCTAAAAAAGTCTGGAATAAAATTAAGCGTCGAAAAACTTATATTAATGAAGACCAGATACCAGACTGGATTCGGGCTATATTCGATTATAAGGATAGGGGACAAAGTCTTGAGACAAACCGAGACTTTATGCTGACCTTGGTTTTAACCGGTTTTCGTCGTGAAGAGTGCGAGTCTTTACCATGGTCAAGTATTGATTTGAAGTATGGAAAAATTACTTCAATAGATCCCAAAAACGGTGAGCCACATACATTACCTATGGGGGATTTTCTCTGGGAGTTGATGAAGAAGAGAAGGCGAGATATTCAAAGTGAATGGGTATTCCCTTCTGCCAAGTCTGCATCAGGCCATATTGTGAATATTTCAAAAGTACGATCAAAGATTAATGAACTTTGTGAGATAAAGTTTACTTTTCATGATCTACGCCGAACCTTTGGATCTATTGCCGAGGGATTGGATTATGGTCACTATACGATTAAAAGGCTTTTAAACCATAAAAAAGATAGTGATGATAATGATGTAACTTCAGGATATATCCAGGTTAGTGATAAGAGATTACGCGCAGCAATGAATGAGATAGAAGATATAGTTTTAGGTAAATATAAAAAGAAATATATTCAGAAATTTAAAGAGCAATAAATAAAGCCCACTAATGTGGGCTCATGCTGTGTGTGACAAGCGGCGACTATTAACATAATCGACCACATCTTTTTTCTTGTATAAAACAGTTTTGGTGGTTGGCTTGAAGAAGGGTATTCCATCACCTTCACAACGTTTTTTCTGCAACCATGGTAACGAAAATCCATAAACTAAAGCGAGTACTTCTGGTGGAAAATCTGCGTCATCAGGAGCATTCCGATAAGAGTCAATTAACAATTTCTTATCATCATTTGTCATCTTGTCGAGTTTGGTGAGCCGTGCCATCAAACCACCTCCAACCTTTTACCCGCCTTAACTTCTTCATCGGTAGCGTGGCGTACTTTCTCTGGACTAAATTCATATAGATGATTTACCGCAACCCATTGCCCAAAGCGGCAAACTGCTGTCACATAAAGAACATCATCATGAATACTTTCATCGTGAATATTTATCGTTAAACATACCCTATCCATAACTTCATAAATCTTGTGCTGGCGGCGGTATTCGAAAAGGGCTTTCTTTAAGCGTTCTGCATGCAGCGAACCATTGTCTCTCAGCTTAGATTTAGCACTTTCATACCCGCCCAACTGTTCAATCAGATTCATACCACCTCTCCCAAACTGATGACCACGGTTTCAGGCAAATCACTGTCTTTTAAGATCATCTCAAAACCCCATCGCAGCCAGACCAAACCCAATCAGCCCCAACAGCAGCCAACCCAAAAACAAATATTCGAGGTGCTCCATGTGATGTTTTTTCATGTGGACTCCTGTGGTTCACTTAACTTTCCACCACAAAAAGGGCAATGGGTGAAGTCGTGATCTTTTGGAGTATCTTCTGGCTCTGAGAACACAAAAGCATTAGTACATGATGTGTCGTAGAATCCATCTTGATTTTTGGACCATTTGCATTCCGGCACCGCTTGGGCTTTGGCTGCTTGCCATGCTTCCCATTCTTTATCCAAAGTCATTGACTTATATGAGCCATCAGAAAAACGCTCTATGCTTCTACCATTTGAACCAACCCAAGCCTCAAAAACTTCTCTCTCTTTCTGAATATCCATCCCACCACCTTCTTTAGTTTTCATGCTGCTCTCAATCCCTTGTAGCCACGTTTATCCAGAATCTCTAAAAGCACATCCTGAGCAACCCGAGTCTTATTAATAAGTTGCTGCTCACGCTTTGCATCACGTTCTTTAAAAATAGTGGTGATGCGTAGTTCTGGCGGAATATGGCCAACAATGTGCCAATCTTCCGGATCTTGTTTTTTGATTAAATGGCTCGGGGTATCCACCAAACCAAATACAAGACCAGCATAGTTTCGATCCCATAGCAGCATGTAAGTATCGAGCTGCCACTCGTAAAGCTTTTTGTCGCCTTCCTTTAAAATTAAAGGAAAGGTCTTTTTGGAATAAGAAGATTTAATATCAAGAATTAGATCCTCATCCTCTTCATTGATATCGCACTCACCAGTGAATAAATCGGTCTTTTTGCGCTCGTTATTTTTCACATAAAAATTGCCGGACACTTGGTTGTACAAGGCAATAGTCTGATCTTCCACAACTCGGCCTTTTTCAATTTCATAGGTGTCAAGTGCTGGCTCCCAGTTCAAAAGGATCTGGCTTGCCAACTCATAAACATGAGTCAGCGCACCATCCGATAATGTGTCTTTTTCAGGGTAAGCCATTAACTTACCTACGCCTGATGCTCTAAACTGGATCATGTTCAAGCACCTCAGTTTGAGCGCGAACATAATTTTCTTGCTCAGGGGTAATGTTGTAATGAGCTTTTAATGCATCAAGAGAACCTTGGTTTGCTTTGATTTTCTTGATAGCGGTTTCAATTTGCTTTTCCGTAAGAGTGGGGCGAATATCCTCAATAGCCTTTGCTTCTTCCTGAATATGCTCAGTGCCACCCACTGTGATAATTTTTCCTTCCATTTCCTCTTTAGTGTACCCATCGCCAATTTCTTCAGGAAAGGCTTTGCGAAGTGCGCCCGCTTCAGCACATTTAGCTAATTGACCACGCTTGCGCTTTGTCCACATTGAGTTCAAGCCACCACCCTTAACTGTGGCACACGCTTCTTCGAAATACTCAGTATGAGCAAATGCAACCTTTTCACCGTGAATTATGCGATAAACAGTCACAGTACAGAACTCGGGAACAGTGTGAGAAACACCACCAAAACTAATGTTTACCATTGGACCAAACACAGGTGCATCAATACCGGCATAGCTATGTGAGCGTGAAGCTGTGATTCGGTGCTCTGCAATTGATGGCATAATCACATCACGCCAGTCGCTATTCCCTGTTTTCGCATCTTTAACGCTCATTGGTACGATATGACAAGGCTTTTTCATAATGTCCAAATTACGAGCCTTACAGTACTCAACTGCCATTACAATTGATTCAGGTTTTGCGCCTGGGAAGATTGATGATGTGAGGGCAGACCACATTGCCTGATCAACGTCATAATCCTTGAGCGAAAGACCTAATTGATTTTCTACTTGAGTAACAGCATTCATATTCTTCTCCTAAGCAACCTGTGCCAATTCCATCCCAAACAACCCAATTTCACGCTTCACTTCTTCCAAATTCGTGAAGTGATCAAACTGGGTTGTGGTCAATTCATCTACGTGAAGAAACTCGTCAAGATATGCCTTATCTTCTGGCTTGCCTTTGTACAGCTTTATGGTGCACACCTGATCTGTATCAATCGTTCCGTCTTGCAGCACCAGAATTGAAAGGGTAATGCGTTGAGTCTGTTCTTCGCCAAGGACAACTAGTGGCGTATCCAGATGCAGTTCGATGCGCCCAAAGTAGTGAGCTGCAAAATCAGGGTCGTAGTCGTGAGTGCTGAACTGCTCGGCAAAAGCGGTTTTGATTTTCATACCCGACGCTCCTTCAAAATTTCTCTCACCTCAGTAGCTACCCTGCCAATATCCTCGTCATTCATTTTTCCAGTGCCAACCAAGCAAATAATTGCCTTAATTTCCGGCTTACTCCAATCGCTATCCGGCTTAGAATCCCAGTACAGCTTGAATACATGATTGCCATTCTTGTCAATGCTGAACATTGAGAACGTATTGAAACGCTGACGCTCAAGAAACTTTTGAAGCTTCTCTTTATCGCCACTGTAGGCGTGAAAATTTGGCTTAGCACTCATACCGCCTCCCCATCAACTGGAAGGCCTAATGCAGCGTTTAAGCGATGAACCTGAACAGCTGGAAGGATGGCAATCGTTGGCTTATCTTCAAATTTCTCAAGCAGAGATTTGCATTCAGGCCACACTTCCCAGAGCTTTTTGAATGTGTGAACGCTTTCCAAAACAGCATTCACTTCGCGGCACATTGCTTTTCTTTGCTCAGCTACATCTTTAACTTTGTCATTGGCTTTCAGCCAAGCAATAGCAACCGGATTATCAGCTTCGAATACGATGCGGGAACAATTACTTTCGTACGACATAGGTTTTGATTCACTAAGGCTTACAATGTGTCGCTGACCACCAATATTGGTATACATGTGACCTTGCTTGTAAAGAAAACTAGCCGGTAGTTTCTGCATTGTTTTTAAATGCTCGCCATGGTGATCCATGTAAAGTGCATCACCAGCTGCGATTAATTCAGCCTTTACCTGTTTTTGTTTTTCATCAAATGCGTGATCTAAGACTGTCTCAAGCATCTTTTCGCGTAATTGTTTGGTTAAACGGCTCATACGGTTCTCTCCTTAACCTTTTGCTCAAATACAGTCGTAAGCTCTGCAACGATTTTGCTGGCCATACCTTCTTCAAAATCAGGTGCACCTAAATCGCGGTCATCCGGGGTGATAAATCGAATTTCCCCAAGTTCAATCCATTGCTGACCATCTTCATTGACTTGCAGAACCTCAACTTGTAGTGAACAATCCTCCTGACCTTCTAGCCATACGATTGCCTTGCCGATTGATTCCGTGCCTTCGTGTTCATGCGGGTAAAGCTTGCCTTGAACTGATAGCTCTTGAAGGGCAACGAATGGTTTAGCCTGATTGATAGAGACTTCAACTTCTTGTGCAGGCCCACTTGCATCGGCGTAGTTGCAGCCTGTGACCAGAGAGGCAGCGAGCAGGGTAATGAGTTTGGCGTTCATGACTTATCTCCCTGAGCAGGAGGGGCAGGAAGTGGCATCCAGTGGGTGACTTTTTCTTCAATGAAGTAGCTTGCGTACTCATCACCTATATAGGTTGTATTTGCGTACCAACCTTGAGGGCAGTAAAACAGGTCTTTTTCTTCACAGTACTCAGACCAATCTTCACAGCCAGCTTCTTCCGTGAATTTCGGAATAAAATTAGCAACCATCTGGTTTGTGTTTTTTGCAGCATTACCATCAATCAAAACCAAAACATTTCTTAGGTCTTCCGGCATCTGATCATCAACACTGATCCAGCGCTGCTTTACTTCATCATTATTTGCATTCATAATTAATTCACTCACTGTAGGGTGGGTCAGGCTCCAGGTAATGACGGTTACGCTGGAGATTTTTGTTGTTTTACCAATTCGTAATAACCGCAATCACTTCGCCAAGCTGAACCACCTTTAACTCACCATCACAAATGATTAGGCTGGTGTGGTTTGTTCCTGTAGCTAGAGTTTTGAACTGATTCATGGGTTATCTCGTTTTGTTGTTGATAGAAAAATAATAACGTTGTTATTAATATTATGCAATAGCATTGCTAGTATTTTTTATTATTTTAATAATTGAGTTACAAAAAAACCCGCTCAATGGCGGGTTATTAATAATAAAGTTATTGCTTAGTGGTAGCGTGCAGCTCTTTTAAACATTCTTCTATGCTCTACAACAGTACCAATAATCTCTACACGGCTCCGATCTGAGCGGATAATAGGGAAATCTGGATTTAATGGCACCAGGTCAAAAACTTCTTTTCCTTCTTCATTGATTCCGCGTGAACGGTATTTCTTAAATGTAATACCCTCCGGATCTTCAGCCATTACAAAATCAGTAGGCTGCGGCTTCACTTGAGTATCAATAATAATCAAGTCACCATCCCTAAAATCTGGCAGCATGCTATCTCCAACAACATAAGCGCCAAATGAATTAGGACTCACATCCACACTAACAAAAATAAAATTATCCGATGGCATTTGTATCGCCTCCCGCCAGTTCCCTGCTTGTACATAAGTAAGGATAGGGACTCGCTTAAGGCCATCAAAGTCAGCTATTTCAATATTGTTATCTGCATAGTCTGTAATCTCTACAAGTGCAGACTCTAAACCAGCCGCCAATTCAGGGCTGATTTCATTGGCAGGCACACCGAAGTAATTAGATAGCTTAATTAAAGCATCTAAATTTAATGGTGTGCGCCCGTTCAGGTATGCACTAAAGGCTCCTTGCGTATTCCAGCCGCATGCATCGGACACGTCTTCTTGAGTGACCTTCTTGCCCTTGCTCTTTGCGGCAGCTTTGAAGTTCTCCCAAGCGCTTCTCAAGCGTTCAGCATCTTGCTGGCGTTCAGGTGAAAGCGGTTTCCTAATCATGATGCACATTTCTATTTCTACCCTTTGGTGCATTAAATCTTAATAACGTTATTATTAAACAACAAATAACAATGTTATTGCAAGTATATAATAGCAATGTTAGTATTTAATCGTTTTCCACTAACAATGTTATTTCTATGGAAACGATACTTTTAAAGGACATGGTGGAGCGTGACGGACAGATGAAGGCAGCTGACAAAATTGGATGCCATCAAACAGCTGTTAGTGCTGCCATAAGAAAGAAACGGGAAATTTATCTGGAGCTCAGAAACGGAGAGGTTGTTGCCGGCTATGAGATTAAGCCAGCTCTTGGTCTTCCGTTTATCAAAAACAAAAAAGCCTGATGGTTCAGATCAGGCTTTTTTACCTACCAACTCATGGAGTTAATAGATGAATACTAAGATTCAGCTAAATATAACACAAGTGAAAACAATGTCCAGTCTGGAGATTGCTGAGCTTGTTGGATCAGAACATCGGGCGGTTATGCTTTCTATTGAGCGCCTGGCTAAACGAGGAGTAATTCAACTTCCCTCAATGGTGAAAGTTGAAAATAAACAATCACTTAGTCCAAATAGATTTATTAACGCATATGAATTTATTGGCGAACAAGGAAAACTCGACTCAATCACCGTAGTTGCTCAGCTTTGCCCTGAATTTACAGCAGCCCTAGTTAAACGCTGGTATGAGCTGGAAAATCAAAACAAGTTACCCCAATCCTTCGCCGAAGCCCTTCAACTTGCAGCAGATCAAGCCAAGCAACTTGAACTCGCAGCACCTAAGGTTCAGTACTTCGACACCGTGGTAGAGCGTTCAAACCTACTGAATGCTACGCAAGTGGCTCAAAAGCTCCGTATGTCTGCTATGGCAATGAACAAGCTGCTCGACAGATTAAATGTCTACAGCCATGGCGTGAAGCGTGCTCGCGTATTCAAGCAGTGGTTCATAGATCAAGGCTTTGGCGAACTTAAGCAGACTGAGCTGGGATTCTCTCAGCCTATGTTCACCACCAAAGGCGAAGCTTGGATTATTGAAAAGCTGACAAGTGAAGGGGTGGTGGTATGACAGCTCTAAAAAAACATGAGGACAATATTGTCCAATTCTCCAAAGGTAAAAAAATGGCTGACAAGTTTGAAAAAGGCTATGTCATGTCCAGTCGGTTATACCGATATGAGGTGCGGCCTTTTTTAAGTGATGCAGCGAAAAATGTCTATGCAGAACTTGAGGATCGTATTAACGGCTTTAAGGACAAGATAACCGACCATGTGAGCTATTCACAGTTGCAAGGTGGAAAGCTCGAAGGCTCTAAAAAATTAAGTGCCATGACCATTCGTAAAGGCCTTAAAGAGCTACTTGATTTGGGTGTCATCACTCTAGTTAGTGAAAACAGTCGCAAGGGTAATGAGTACCAGATTAATGAGGTTTCACTGGTAGATCACTACAAAAAATGTAGTACCACTACAGAAAATGTAGCACTACAAAATATGGAATGCAGTACTACAGAAAGTGTAGTGCTAGGTACTACAAAAACTGTAGACACAATAGAACTAACTTATAGAACTCTATCTATAGAATTATTAATTAAGTCGCTTCGCTCTAAAAAACCTTTGGAAGCTAACTTTTATAATTTTCCTTTCTTTGTAAAACAGGAAAAAGCAAAAGCCGAAGCTGAGCGCAAAGACAAGGCTCGCAAATTATCTTATGACGAAGTAATCAAATTAACTTCAGAAAGATTTTCACTTCTCTGTGATTTCTCTCTCTGGGAACAATACGTTTCTAGTCGCTCTCAAACAGCAAAAACCAAACTGACCAAAAATGCCCTAAATGCGATTTACAAGGATTTCCAGAAATGGGGATTTGATGGCAGCAATGAGTCTTTGAAAACTTCAATCACTGGTAACTATCAAGGTTTGTTTGCACCAAAGCAGCAATTCACACCTGGACAACAAAACAAACCATCTCGCTGGGATGAAATTCAACAGTTGATCGCACAAGAGGAGCAGGGCAATGACAGCTATGGTTTCTAATCAACAAACTGCGGTTCAACCAATCAAGACAGGTCAACTGGTTGCAACTTTCAAAGCAATTGCACCGCGCTCTTTTGAAAAAACTTTTGAAGGTATGCCAGCCGAAGCAATCAATCATGCAATGAAAATTTGTGTTGAAGATCTTTCGCGAGAGCAGATTACAACAGGGCTACGCATGGTCCGTGATAACGGCTTTTGTCCAGATCCAGCAATGTTTCGCAAATGGTGTCTTGGGATTACAGGTTTTGGTACTGAGCAGCAACGTGTTGTTGATTCATTTAAGGGGAAACATGCAGCACTGGGCGATATCGTGAAATGGCTTGGTGATAACACCCATGCAATCACAAATGCCGAAAAAGAAGCGTATGACCGCTGTTATGAAATGTTTTCTGACATCCAGTGGGCAAAGAACGTCGATAGAGCCTCTTATTTAGCGTATGAGGCGTTTAAAGATAACTATGTGGACGTAGTTAAGGAATATGCCGAACAAGGGCAGCAGCAAGCAATCTGGGAGCAGCCAGTAGGTATTGAAGACAAGAAGCAGGCTGATTTGTATCGTCCGGTGCCTAAATCCTATCTGCCTAAGCAATCACCAGAGGCTAAGGTGTGGATTGATCAGCGTGCTAAAGAGCTTGAGGAAAAGGGATTAAGTGTAATTCGCGCTTTGATGCAAGCCACCCAGGAATGTCCTGCTGAATTTAAGGAGGCCGTATGACCCACAAATCAACATGCCTCTGCTTCACATGCAGCAAGGCTAAGCGTAGAGCCAGTTCAAAACGTACTCCGAAGCCAAAGCAGTACGAGTACAAGAATCTGGATATGAGCAAGATTGATCAGTACAGCGAGCAGCGGATTCGGGCGCTGTGGAGTATGCAGGATGACGCGAGTATGGGAGGTGGGGTGTGAATCTAATTGAAAAATGCGGTGGACAGGGTCCAGCCGAAATGATTGCTGCTTTAGTTCTCTCAACTGTTGCATGCCCTGATGGGTATTTTCCTCAATTGCAAAAATATTTTTCTGTGCTTGATGGCCATGTGTACCTATACCACGAGAAAGAGCGTCAATTTCTACCATACATGGATTTAGATAAGGTTTATCTGGACTACGTGTGGCTTAAAGATCTTAAAGCAGAAATCGAAGCGTGTATGCAGGAGGGTGCGGCATGAACACTACTCAGTCACACAGCTACATGTTCGAAATGACGCTTGAAATCGTGTTGTTTATTACGTTCCGGACAAAGAAAACCTATGTGCAGGATGTCTTGGATGATGTGGTTTCAGGCGCAACAGGTAGAACGGTTCAGCGGTATTTGTCATCACTTGAGAAGCTTGGATTTATTGAAGGTGATGGCAAGTGCCCGCAAGGATTCTTACCGACTGAAAAAGCCAAACAACTATTTGGAGTACAGGGATGAATAGAAATAAGCAGGTTCGAGCATGGCTGGAAATGGGCATTGGGCGCGCTACTGCACTAGCTAAAACTCTGAATGTGTCTAGGCAGTTTATCAGCAAGATTTCAGTGATGGAGAAGGGAATCTCACAAAGTCAGTGGAATGCGATTAGCTACGGCATTTCGATCATTGAACTTGATGAACAGGCCGTACAAAAGAAGGTCGAGCAAATCATTATCAGGGCGGCACACATGTGTCACAGCAAGGACCGTGAAGTAAAGCAGTTTGCTCAGGTTGAACTGGATAAATGGGTTGAAAGATTGGGAGCCACAGCATGACTAAGCATGACAACGTGAGCCAAGAGGGAATTATGAAAGCGACTGAGTTTGTTAAGAACTGCGGCATCGGTGAAGCCAAGCGAGTTTTAAATGACGCTAGAGGTTGTGTCGGTGTAAAGCTATATGGGAAATATGAGTTTAGCACTGATGACCTAAAACGCCTTGTTGAGAGTCATGAGCTTGTTAATCACATGGGTGGACTAGAAAAAGCAATGGACGCTGTAATTAACCAAGAGGCGAATGGCCGCAATATGACTCAGTTAGCCCAAGCCATCGCAGACGTGGAGGCATGCCATGAAGTCAATTGAGGATATGGCATTCGAACTCATTGCTCGTGAAGTGTCGCGAGTAGGGGTTTCATCTGTTGACCCAGAGAAGATTAACGAAGCTTGGGTCATTGCAAAGGATTTTCACCGGAGAGCGAATGAGGCATGCCGAGGCGTACCAGATGCCATTCTCGAAGCTGACCGCCTTAAGTGCAGCCATATTTGGAGTGATGTTTTGGTAGCTGGTGTAGATGGGCATTGCCTTAAGTGCGGACAGTGTAGGGAGGAAGGGTGATGGAGAGATTGTCGAATAAAGATTTCATAGCACTCGGTTTTAAGGAGTTTTCTTATCACACTGTTGGAAATTCAGTGAGCTATAACTTAGGTAGAAGGCGTTACCTATCGGCTGTGTGTATTGGTCAAGGCAACGAAGCTCTTTTTCTTTGCGAGAAATCAGAAGTTGGTAACTACTACACGGATTTAGTTTGCATACATAACCGCGACTATGACGGTCTCATCACTTTGGAGAAAGTTAAGGCTCTGATCGGGTGGTTTGGTGGTGCTGAAGAAGAGAAAGGAGGATTGATCATGGATGAGAAATTTATTGCCCTTACTCAAGAATGGCACAGCAAAGGCTGGAATGCTCGTCAGGGTGAAATTGATGAGTTGAAAGCCCAGCTCGAATGCTGCCGGAAAGAAAATGCGGTGTTGTTGGGGAAGGTGGGTGATGGGGAGAAAAGGGTTAGTGAGTTAAATCAATGGAATAGCAACCAGTACGAATTAATTAAGCGTAATGAATCCCACACACAGAGCCTCAAGCATTTACTACAAAAGCTTATTGATGATGATTACACAACAATGCGTCCAAGTATGGCGTATGAGATTCAAGAGATCCTGCGAGGTGCCAATGACTAACCTCCGCATTACTGCAACACAGGCCAGAAAAGCCGGACTAGGCCCTCGATTTGGTGTGAAAACCAAGTCGGGGAAGCGTAAGAAGAAGCCTAAATACGGCAATAAGCGCGTTACTAATCAGTTTGGTACTTTTGATTCGCTCAAAGAGTACCGTCACTTTCTAAAGCTCAAAATACGCGAAGAAGCAGGAGAGATTCGTGATCTGCAACATCACGTCGTCTTTGAGTTAGCACCAAAGATTAAATATTCAGATGCAGAGCGCGCTACTCCGGCTCTGCGTTATGAAGCAGATTTTTCATATTGGATCGGTACTGACTACATCGTGGAGGATGTGAAGTCGGAAATTACCAGAGAGAACGCGGTCTACAAGATGAAGCGCCACCTGATGCTGGTAGTGCATGGAATCGAAGTGAAAGAGATTTAGGGGAAAGCAATGGAGAACGCAATAATTTACGAAGTGGGCACCTTTGAAAAGTATGAAGAGGGATTTCATGCGTTCTTCCGTTGCCTGAACAAAGATCGAGCCGTAGAGGTTCTTAATGTGGCGAGAGAGATTGTCGCAAAAGTACCAGAGTACGTGCTGACTCAAACAGATGAGGAGTGTATGGAGGTAATCAGGCTGTGCGAGGGTCTTAATAAGGAATTTGAACAGAGAACAGGCAAGAAGTTTGACATCACTATGTATGGCGGTGATCTCTACACAATAGAAATGCGTGAAGTGCAGTTGGATAGATAAGGGGAACGGGATGAATGCGGCAGTGACGATTATGCAGACAGTAGATTGGTCAAAATATGACTTGGAAGGCTGGTTAAATCAATTTGGAGCGTGGATGTGCTCGAATACTGGGACTTGTGGTAAAAGCATAAATCCGATTGCTGTCGCTATGGATGAGGCAGTAGTCAAACAAAGAAAGTTTAAACTGGGTGTGAAAAAGACTCGTCAGATTATTGCTGACTATATGATGGAGGATGAAAAGCCAAAACTGTCTAGAGGTGCAGTGGTTTGTCAGATTGATGATAATGAAGCTCGGGCAGTCCAGCGTTTAATTCTAGACATGCAGGGCCAGAGCGAAATCATGGATGAGTGGATGGATGCGATTATTTGTCGATACTTCTATGGGAACTCGTGGTCGCAATTTGTTGTATGGACGCCACTTAGAGACAACGAAGGTCAGATAGTTCGATATGAGAATGGTAAGCCAAAAATGATCAAGGTGTATTCAGAAAATGATGCACGTGCTGATGTGAAGTGTGGTTTGGCTGCATTGCACTGTCGATATAACTTCATTAAATATAAGTAAACTGGGGATTGACCCTGTACAAGGCATCTGTTAAATTCGTGATATAGTGGCGCGAAGTGTAAGTAAGTCACACTAATGATTGAAGGCTCATCGAAAGGTGGGCTTTTTTTGTGCCTGAAAATTAATAAAAGGTGCTGTATGGGAACCAAAGCGAGCAAAGCAAAGGTAATCGAAAAGGCATTTGAGTTTGCTGAAAAGATTATTAATGAAAATGAATATATCGTTAAGAACACAACCAATGCCGAGGTTGGGGCAAGAGCAGCAGATCGTATTGATCTTGCTAAGTCATTTAAGCTTTTGCTATCAGATGCGCACGAAGATTTAATAAAGCTTGAAAACTATGGTAATGATGATTATTGTGGATAAACACCACATCTCGGGACTAACGTGAAAGACTTTTAGCTTTGCTATAGTTTTTAGTTCAGAATTAAAAAAGCCTATCATTAATTTGATGGGCTTTTTTATTGGGAGCAGGAAATGCAAAAAGCTGTTTGAGAAGTGGCTGGTGAGAGTAAATCGGATGTTGAGCCAAGCAGACAAAGAGATTTTTTAACTGAGCCTGATGGCTCTTTTTTTATGTGAGAAGAAAATGACAAAAGCAGTAACCGAACAAGAACTTCAAGAAAAAGCCGTTGCACCGCGTGTGACCAAAGATCAAATCGATGCCCTTATGGATCGTGTGACCTATGTGACTGTGCAACAGCCAGGCGATACAACTTCAACTTTTGCGCACGCTTTCCTTGATGGCAAGTTTTTCTTGGCTACAGGTTTTAGTGCATGTGTCAGCAAAGAGAACTTTAATGCTGATATTGGTGAGCGTTTGGCTAAAGGCAATGCGGCAAAGAATGCTGAAAATAAACTATGGGAGCTTGAAGGCTACCGATTGTTTGCAAGTGTGTAATTAGGTCAGTATGGAGTAGGAAATGCAAAAAGCCGTGTTTCCTATCAACTCCCATGCCGACATATCTAAAGCCATTAACTACATGCATACGAATTACACTCAGGCGATTAATGAGGGTAAGCCTTTACGTGTGGTGATTGATCAGAAGCAGGATGATAGATCGACATCACAGAATAGACTCTATTGGCTTTGGGTGACTCAATGGGCTAAGCGTCAAGGCACAGATAAAGATTCAGAGCATCTATTCTTCAAGAAGCAATTCTTATCGCGTATCTATGATCGTGATGAGGTTGGTCAGTACAAGCAGACATTCGCAGCAGTCAGAGTATTAAAAGAACAAAAGCATCCGCAATACCAGGCTGTGGCAGATGGATTGAATGAATTAATCAGCACTACAGATGCAACGGTGGATCAATTCACTGAGTACCTGAATGACATTCATGCATTCTGTAATAAACATGGGTGCTATCTGCATACACCTGATGATTTGATGTATGCCTGGGAGATGAAGCAATGACATGCCAAGGCTGTGAAGCAAGACGCAAATGGATGAAAGAACAATATGAACGATCAAAAGAAAGAATGCGGTTGTGCATCGAGCGACTTACTTCTAAAGCTACTCGAACAAAACAACCAACTAATAAACCAGGTGGCCCAACTCATTCAGATCAACAATGAACAAAATGCTCAGATCAATGAGCTACTAATTCAAATGGATGGTGATGAGGATGAGAAACCCAAGTCACAGTATTTGGATGGATGAGTAGTATGAGTGGTACTCCATCATGGCGAAGCGACAAGCGAACCTCAAGTGAACGTGGATATAACTCAAGATGGCGTAAGGCTAGAGAGTCATATCTAAGGTCACATCCTTTGTGTGTTATGTGTGAGGAACAAAATAAGATTGTGGTTGCAACCGTGGTCAATCACATCATTCCACATAAGGGTGATCAATCTTTGTTTTGGGATAAGAGTAACTGGCAAGCGGTGTGCAAATTACATCATGATTCAACAATCCAGAGACAGGAAAAGCGTGAAGTAATCATTGGGTGTGATGAGCGTGGCATTCCGCTTGATCCTAATCATCATTGGAATAAATAGAATAAAATCAAAGACATAGCGGGGGAGTGTTATTCTTCAGGAGTTTTGCCTTTAGGAACCGCGTCCAGAGTCACATTTTAATTCTATTGGGATTTTAAGGGTTAGAACACATGGCAGGAAGAAAGCGGTCAGACAGCACACATGTCAAAACGCAATTGGTGGATGATCAGGATATTGCGCCACCAGAACACGTTCAGCTTCGAGATATTGATATGCCATTTTGGTATGCTCTCGTGCGCGCGCGCGTAAAGGATAGCTGGAATACGGTTGACCTACAACATGCAGCAAACTTGGCAAGATGCCAGGCGGACATTGAGCGCATCCAGCAAGAGATTTTGGAAGAAGGCGACACGCTAACCAATGATCGGGGAACGGTTGTCCTAAACCCTAAGCATTCGCTACTGGAAACACTTAGCCGTAGATCAATTGCGCTATCAAAACATATTCAAGTACATGCGGTGGCAACGGTTGGTGAATCAGACAAGCAAAGAGGGAAAAATTCCGCAGCAGCGAAAGGTAGAAAGACCGCTGATAAAACCAAAGAGGCTGATGATTTACTGGCTCGACCGAGCTGATTTTGGTATAATAAATAAGCGAAAAGCCTAGTTGCTGGAAACAACTAAGCTCTTCTAATCAACCTGTTAATGAGAGTAACAAGATGACTTCGAGCAATTCTAAAGTCATAGCGCCTGCTATGCAATCCAAGACTGAAATATTTATCCAAAAAGCTATTGCTGTGCATGGTGATAAGTATGATTACTCATTAGTTTTCTATGCCAGAAACAATGATAACGTGAAAATCATTTGCCCTGTACACGGTGTTTTTGAACAAACGCCAAAGTCACACCTGAGAGGGTGTCATTGCTTAAAGTGCTCAGGAAAGGCTAGGTCAAACACACCAGACTACATCGAGAAAGCGAAAAAAGTTCATGGTGATAAATATGACTATTCGCTTGTGGAATACCTAAGCAGAGCATCAAGAATAAAAATAATTTGCCCAACACACGGGTTATTTACCCAAGTTGCCAAAGAGCACTTAAGAGGCTATGGCTGTTTTGAGTGTGGTAATGAGACGATTAGTGCAAAACTATCCAGCAGCAAAGAAAGATTTATTGAGAGTGCGCATACAAAGCATGGCGATAAATACGGTTATGCGGATGTTGTTTACCAGTCAAGCAAAAAACCAGTATTAATAAGATGCTACAAGCATGGGGTTTTTAGTCAAAGACCTAATGATCACTTGAATGGCAGCGGTTGTCCTGACTGTAAAAATGAAATTACACTCTGGCAAAGAACAAAGTATGTAAAGCACTGTGAATCTGCAAGAGGCGGGATTAGTAATCTTTACATAATTAAGTGTTTTGATGAACATGAGGTTTTTTACAAGGTTGGAATAACGGTCAAGAAGCTTCACCAGAGATTTAGCGGGGCGATACCCTATTCTTACGAGAAAGTGCGCTTTATTTCTGAGGATGCTGGCTTTATTTGGGACTTAGAGAAGAAGCTTCATCGGATATTAAAAAAACATAAATACCAGCCATTAAAGCAATTTGGTGGGCAAAACGAATGCTTCTCTGGAGTCCCAAAAGAGGTATATAGATTGCTTGATGGCATAAATCAAACCAATCAGATTCAACTAATCGCATAAATCAGACCGCCATCAAGGCGGTTTTTTAATGCCTATCGTCTTATAGGTGAGATATGACACGCGGTGAGCGGGTAATTGCTTTTATCGAGAGATACTGCAAAGCACCAGAGGGTGCACACGTTGGACAGCCAATTGTCCTTGAGGATTTTCAGAAGAAATTTATCCTGGATGTTTATGACAATCCACATGGCACACATACAGCGATTTTAAGTATTGCGCGTAAGAATGGTAAAACCGCATTGATTGCAGGCATCCTGTTGGCGCATTTAATAGGGCCAGAGGCGCAGCAAAACAGTCAGATTGTAAGTGGTGCACTCTCCAGAGATCAGGCGGCGATTGTTTTTAAGTTAGCCGTGAAGATGATTAACTTGAATGAAGCATTGCAAGATCTGGTACATATCATCCCATCAACAAAAACATTAGTTGGCTTGGCAAAAAACGTAGAGTTTAGGGCGTTATCTGCTGAAGGCAAAACAACACACGGCCTATCACCTATTCTGGCAATTCTTGATGAGACGGGACAGGTAAAAGGACCGCAAGACGAATTTGTTGATGCTGTGGTGACAGCACAGGGTGCACATGAAGCACCGCTACTGATGGTGATTAGTACACAAGCCGCCACCGATGCAGACCTGTTAAGTATCTGGATTGATGACGCGCTAAAAGGTGAAGATCCAAAGACAGTATGTCACCTGTATACAACGCCAATGGAAAGCGACATTCTGGATAAGGAATCTTGGAAGTTATCTAATCCAGCGCTGGGCAAGTTTAGATCGGAACCTGATATGCAAAAATTAGCAGAAAAGGCCAGTCGAATGCCAAGCGCTGAAAACACTTTCCGAAACCTAAACTTAAATCAGCGTGTTTCTACTGTTTCACCATTTATTGCCAAACAGACATGGGATACATGCCTTGGGGAGCTACCGCCAATTTATGAGTGTGATGAGGTTTGGGCGGGACTGGATTTATCGGCGCGTACCGACTTAACCGCTTGTGTATTTCTAGGAAAAAAAGACAACAAGTTTTATGTTTATCCGTATATCTGGACACCAAGTATTGGTCTTGATGACCGATCTAAGCGCGACAGAGTGCCATACGACTTATTTGTAAAACAGGGCCACATGTTCACCACTCCAGGCGCGACAGTGGATTATGGTTTTGTGGCACAAATGATTGGTGAAATTGCATCTGAGCTAAAAATACTTCATTCGATTGCATTCGATAGATGGCGCATTGATGTGTTTAAGAAGGAGTGTGACCTAATAGGCTTAGAGTTGCCACTGGTCCCATTTGGACAGGGATTTAAAGACATGTCCCCAGCTCTGGATACATTAGAGGCTGAACTGCTAAATGCCAGAATTGTGCATAACGACAACCCTGTTTTAGAGCTTGCAGCAGCAAATGCTGTAGTAGTTAAGGACCCAGCGGGCGGTCGAAAACTAGATAAATCAAAAGCCACCAACCGAATTGACCCTATCGTAGCCCTGGCAATGGCCTGCGGTGTTTCCAATTTTAAAGATGAAACAGTCAACTATGACATTGACGGATACTTAGAGGACATCGTGATAGCATGAGCGACTTACAAGATACGGGATTCTGGTCTCGCTTCTGGTCACGATTGACTGGAAGAACTCAATTAAAAAAGGGAGATACCTCGTATCCAACTGACAGTTATATGTCTGCTGGTGGAGCAGTGGTAAATCCTGAAACAGCCTTGAAGCTTTCGGCGGTTTGGGCATGTGTAAAATTACGTGCTGAAACTATTTCAACGCTGCCACTTCATCTTTATGACTCGAACAAGCAGATTGCCAAAGAGCATGAACTGTACCGGATTTTGCATGATTCACCTAATGCGGATATGTGTGCAAGTGAGTTCTGGCAAATTCAATCGGCTTGTCTGGACTTATGGGGAAATGCATACAGCTATATTTCCCGACGTTCAAATAAAAGCATTATTTCTTTAGAGCCACTTTTCCCTAGTGACATGGTTGTAAAGCGCACTAAAGAGGGTGCACTGGAATATCACTACACCGAAAATGGCAAAGTGAAGATCTATCGGGAAGATGAAATTCTTCATTTCAAAGGATTTACTCTGGATGGATATGTTGGGTTATCTGCAATCCAGTTTTTTGCTCAGACGATTGGTATGCAGTTTGATGCCAATAACCAAGCGCAAGACTGGTTTAAAAATGGCTTAAAGGTTGGTGGATTTCTTGAGAGCGGAGAGACAACTTTAACTAAAGAGCAGCGCCAATCCTTGCGAGAAAACCTGTCCATGTTTAGTCGGCCTGAAAATGCTGGAAAGTATATGGTGCTTGAGGCCGGTATGAAGGTCTCTAGTGCTTCAAGTATCCGTATTAACCCGGTGGATGCTCAACTTCTGGAGAGTCGTTACTTTGGTATTGAGGAAATTTGCCGCGCCTTTGGTGTTCCGCCTCAACTGATCGGACACACAAATAAGGCGAGTTCATGGGCCTCAAGCCTTGAGCAGACTAATCAAGGGTTCCTAACTTACTCTCTTAATCCTCAGCTGGTGCGTTATGAGCAGACCATTGCTCGAAAGTTACTTTTACCTCAAGACAAATACAAATATCGGCCAAAATTCTCGGTTGACGGGCTGCTACGTGCAAACAACACAGCCAGAGCAGATTTCTACGTCAAGATGACTCAAAACGGTCTGTTTACCCGCAATGAGGTGCGAGAGCTTGAGGATATGCCAAGAGCTGACGACCCAACAGCAGATAAATTAATGGTCCAGATGCAAATGGTTCCACTAGGCACCGAAAAAGGTGAAAAAAATGAATAGAAAAAGTTTTAATTTGGAAATAAAAGCCGTCGATGAAGACGGTTTTTTTTCGGGTTATGGTGCCGTTTTTGGAAATATTGACTGGTACAACGACATTATTTTGCCAGGCGCTTTTAAGAACACACTGGCGAATTGGTCGGCTAAAGGCAAGTTTCCACCGGTACTCTGGAATCACAGTACCAATGAGCCAATCGGGGTTTATACCAAGCTGGTTGAAGACGAAAAAGGTCTTTATGTCGAAGGTAAATTACTGGTTGGTGACGTACCTAAAGCCAAATCTACCCATGCACTTCTAAAGGCTGGTGCTATTGATGGGCTGAGCATTGGCTATCGCACCATTAAGTCCAGCTATAACGAAACTACGGATATACGTGAACTGATTGAGCTGGATCTGGGTGAAATTTCTATTGTCACCACGCCAGCTAATGAGCAAAGCCTCATTACCTCTGTGAAATCCAAATTAGAAGAAGGCGAACTGCCAACCCTACCTGAATTCGAAAAGTTCCTGAGAGAGTCAGGCTTTTCAAAATCGCAAGCCACTGCAATCGCTGGCAAAGGTTTGCGCCATCTTTTGAGCGAGTCTGAAGATGAAAAATTCCAAGCGAAATCTATTTCAAGTGCATTAAATATTTTAAGAGGATAGTCAAAATGACTGATCAAAATTTAGAACAACTCGCTCAAGAGTTTAAAAAACAAGTCGATGAAGTCAAAGGTATTGCTGAAGATTTCAAAGGCAAGCGTGAACATGGCGACAAAATTGCGGAAGGTGCTAAACAGACGGCAGACGAAGCGATTGCCAAGCTGAATGAGCTTAAAAGCCGTGTGGATGAAGTTGAGCAAAAGGCTGCCCGTCGACAACACGAAGGAGGTGATGAAGTTAAATCACTGGGCCGTCAATTTGTTGAGTCTGATCAATTTAAATCACTGGTTGGTTCAGCCGGTCAGCGCGGCAAAGCCAATATGGAAGTCAAGGCGACTATTACGCTAGCTACAGCCGATGCTGCAGGTTCTGCGGGTGATTTAGTTCAAACCACACGTATCCCTGGCATTATCGCACCACCTGATCGCAAATTAACTATTCGGGACCTGCTAATGGCGGGACGTATGGATGGAAATGCGCTTGAATATGTTCAGGAAACTGGCTTTGTAAACAATGCTGGCATGGTGGCAGAAGGTAATGTTAAGCCTCAGTCTGATATTAAATTTGATCTTAAGTCTACGACTGCGAAAGTTATCGCTCATTACATGAAGGCATCACGTCAAATCCTTGACGATGCGTCTCAGTTGCAATCTTACATCGATGGTCGCCTGCGTTATGGCTTGGCCTTCAAAGAAGAGCAGCAAATCCTGAATGGTGACGGAACCGGTCAAAACTTGCTCGGTATTATTCCTCAAGCAACTGCGTATGCACGTCCGGCTGGTGTTTCAACTACAGCTGAAAGCAAGATTGACACCTTGCGTTTTGCGATGCTTCAAGCAATTCTTGCTGAATACCCTGCGAGTGGTCATGTGCTCAACCCGATTGATTGGGCCGCAATCGAAACTCTGAAAGACACATCAGGTCAGTACATCATTGGCAATCCGCAAGGCACCTTGAACCCTACACTATGGGGTCTGCCAGTTGTGGAGACTCAAGCCATTGCCGCTAATAAATTCTTAACTGGTGCCTTCTCGATGGGTGCTCAAATCTTTGACCGCTGGTTATCGCGTGTTGAAGTGGCTACTGAGAACGAAGACGACTTCATTAAAAACTTGGTAACCATTCTTGCTGAAGAGCGTCTGGCGTTGGCGGTATACCGTCCTGAAGCGTTCATCTATGGTGATATTACACCTGCGGCACCTTAATCTGATATAGCAGGGGTAAAACCCTGCTTTTGGGAGTTAGCAATGACTGAGTATGTTGTTAAGCGCGAGCACTTTGGTGATAAGTATTACCAGACGGGTGATAAGCGCGAAGCCAAACAAGCTGATGTTCAGCACTTAATTGATAAAGGCGTATTGGTTGAGGCTGGTGAAGTTAAGCCAAAAACAACTAAGACACCAGTAAAACAGGCGAAACCGGAATGATTGATCTCGCAAAAGCTAAGTTGCATTGTCGTGTAGACCACGACGATGAAGATACTTTGATTCAGGCATATATTGATGCTGCAAATGAACAGGTTCAGGTAAATTTAGACCGCAAGGTTATCGCAACCGAAGCTGAGCGAGAGAATGAAACTGACCTGATTGATAACAAAACTCTTGATACCGCTCGGCTTCTCTTTGTTGGTCATCTATATGCCAACCGAGAAGCTACGACCCAACAGGCAGTCAATGAATTGCCTTTGGGTTATTGGGCCTTGATACAGCCTTATCGGAATATGGGGGTATGACATGGCTCAACGTGCCGGCGAACTATGCCACCGTGTAACGATTCAACATAAAACCACGGTCTATGATGAATACAATTACGAAACTGAAGACTGGACTGAATACAAAAAGCTCTGGGGAAAGCTAGATTTCCTATCTGTTAAAGACTCTATCAATGCCAAAGCTGCCGGATCAGAAACCACAGCCCGGCTAAAACTGCGTAAACGTAAAGATATTGATACCGGTATGCGCGTTTTATTTGATGGTCAGACATTCCAGATTGTTTCACCGCCTAAACCTGACAATGAAAATGGTCGGATTTACATGACATTGGAGTTGTCTTTGGTAGGGTGAGGCTCTATTATTTAGGTACAGACTTAAATAAGCAGAATTATGAAAGCGCTCATTTTTTATGTAGCAATGTTCAGTATTCTTTATTTGATGTGTCTATTTACTTTGCTTGTTGCCGGCGCATCATTTGAAGATATTAAAACTATCTCTCTTGGGTTTTTGGTGAGTGTATTGGTTTGCTATCCCTTTTTCCTGAAAGTTAAAAAAATATTGTAATTACCCCAATTCTAAAGCCCGCCTAGTGCGGGTTTTTTAATGCGAGGCATTTATGTCAGTCGAATTTAAACTTGAAGGTCTTGAGTCAGTCCAGGAAAAATTTAAAAGACTCGGTAATGCCCGCTTAATCAAAAATGCTGCTCGGCGCTCTATGCGTAAAGCCATGGCGATTGTACGCGATGCAGCCCGGGCTAATGCAAAAGGAATTGATGATCCAGAAACCGCAGAAAAGATCTGGAAAAATATTGCGATTGCTGCCGGTAAAACACGAAATCCAAATGAAGTGGTGATGCGTGTCGGTGTGCGGGGTGGTGCTGCACAGAATGCAAATACCGATAAGGCAGCCTTATCCAAGTTATCTGGTGGAATCACGACCTATTGGAGATATTTGGAATTTGGCTCGGTACACAATCCTCCGGTGCCATTTATGCGCCCAGCACTACAAAATAACATTCAGGCAGTTATGAGCAGTTTTGCTCACAACTTTAATGCTGAAATCGACAAGGAACTCGCCAAGTTATGAACATTTTACCCGTGGTTCCGATGCTGAAAGCTAATCCTGAAGTCACAGCACTGCTTGGCACCAGTCCTTTGAAAGTCTGGGAAGATATTGCGCCATCCGGCATACCCTATCCGTACGCAGTCTGGTCGGTAGTCACTGGCGATCCGCAGAATAATTTAGATTGCCCGGCCAATACTGATCATGTGTCATTCCAGATCGTTGTTTACGACACTCAGCAGAAAAGAGCTTCAGATATTCGGTCTGCAATACGAAAGGCCTTAGAGCCGTATTGCTATGTCACCAACATTCACCCAAACCACTTTGAACGCATTGCTGACACTAATATTTTTGGCCGTGGCTTTGATGCGAACTGGTTTTTGGATAGATAAATAATTTTTCAACCAAGCGTCCATATGGGCGCTTTTTTTATGCCTGTTTGTTTGTATTTGCATTCTACATTCAGGCTCGAGCAACTCAAAAAAAGGAGTTAGTTATGAATGCGATGTTAAAACCGATTGAAATCGTTAATGTTGAAAATGGCGAACCCATGACAACCACACTGCAAATCGCGCTAGGCTTGGGTATCCAACATGCCACAGTTATTAAATTGGTTAGGACTTATATGCCAGATTTTCAGGAATTTGGAAGGGTCAGATTTAAAATCCAATCCTTTGAGACAACTGGTGGTGTTCAAGAAAGAAAATACGTCCCTCTAAATGAACAACAAGCCACCTTTTTGATGACACTCATGCGAAATAGTCCGAGAGTAATTGAATTTAAGAAGGCTTTAGTAAAGGCATTCTTTGAAACGCGGGAGTTCATCCGCTCCCAAGATCAGAGTTATAACAATATTCACAACAAATTATCACTTCAACTTGACCTGGCGAAATCAGATGCAAGCCTTGCAGGTAGTGTTTTAGGAAGCTATCGCAAGAAACGAGATTTATTAATGACTGCAATTACTGAGGTTGAACGACTCATGCAGCCATGTCTATTTGAATAACCAAATTTATTAAAACCAACGCCACCATCCGGTGGCTTTTTTTATGCCTAAAATTGAGGAGTAGCTACTCATGGCGACTAAAAAAGGTGTGCTGTCACAAGGTACTAGTGTCTGGATTCTCCATGGAGATACTCCAGTACTTACAAAAATGGATTGTATTAAAGCTTTAGCTCTTGGTGATGATAGCACCACAGATATAAACACTACCTGTTTGGAAGAGAGAACCACCGCAACATCTGATTGGGGATTAACAACTCCAGGTGAGGGTTCAATTCAAATTGATACTGACCCAAATAATGCGACTCACATGACCTTATTGCAATTGGCTGCTGAGCGTGCAGAAGTGGATGTGTATGTAGGCTGGTCTGATGGTACTGCCGCGCCAACTTTAACTGGCTCGAATGTTACATTACCTGAAACACGTACTTGGTCATCTTTCCGCGCAATTCTGCGTAAAGGCTCGGCTGTATTTGATGCGGATTCCATGGTGAATCACACAATCCCAATGAAACGCCAGACTGAAGTAATAGACGCATTTAAAACGGTGGTCCCATAATGAAGAAACTGGATATTAAAGGTCTTAAAAGGGTGGCGCTTGAACAAAGCCCGCCTGTTGAGAAGACAATTAAATTTAATATTGGTGGCGAAAAGTATGAAGGTCAGGTGTGGGTTCGGCCTTTGAGCTTTAAGGATCAGAGCGAAATCTCTAAAGCTTACCAGTGGAACTTCAACGAAGATGACCCAGCTAAATCAGAAATTAAGTCTATTGATACTCGCCGATTACAGGCAGCTCAGATTTTGGGAAGTATTTGTGAAGATGCAAAAGGAACAGCATTCTTTAGCACAGTTGATGAAGTGTTGGACTCCAATCCCTCATTAATTGGCGCAATGTATGAAGCTGCCAATGATGTAAATAATTTTTTGGGAAAGTCACAGAAGACGAGTTTAACGAAAACGAATTCTGGTGTGAGCTTGTCCTCAACGGAGTCGGCGGAAAAACAATCCAAGAAGCAAAGCAAAACCTTGTCGGCAGAGAGCCAGCAATCTGGCGAGAATACCGACAAAAACGCGGAAGTCTTAACATCGGCAGAAGGGTAGAGCAGGCGGTCGGTAGTCTGCACGAAACCTATCTAAACAGAAAGCTTAAAGAAGAAGATCGATTAGATAAGCAATTCTTTATGCCACATGAAGATGTGCCAAAACCACTCACCTTTGAAGAAGAGCGCATGTTAGCCATTAAGAAGAAATCAGGTTAGCTTGGTTTCTTTTTTGGATCATCCTTAGTATCTTGTCTCTATTAAGGAGGGGCGGGATATGGCATTAATTAAATGTAAGGAATGTGGACACCAGATTAGCAAAAATGCTGAAACGTGTCCTAATTGCGGGGCAAAAAATAAAAAAAATGTTCCAACATGGCTTGCTGTGCTAGTGCTTATAGTAGTAGGTATTGCGATGATTCAGTGTATTAATCAAAACCATAACAAAAGGCTTACTACTGAATCTGCGGCAGAAGATAGCCCAGCAGCACCGAATAGCAACTGGATATATAAAGAAGAAACAGATGAGATGCGAGGGAGCAAGAAATATTCTGCCTATGCCGTAAGTAGCAACAAGGTTGATTTTGAGTTTCCCCATCAAGGTGGAGCATCTATGGCTATCAATCTTAGAAAAGATAAAACCGGCACAGATGTTATGCTAATTATAGATAAAGGGCAATTTTTTTGTGGTATCCAAGGGTGCGAGGTTGCGTTCAAGTTCGATGACGGTCCTGTTCAGTCAATAACTATGATTGACCCAGATAACTTAAACACAAAAGTACTTTTTGTCATGCATGACCGCACTGAAAATAAAATTATTTCACAGTTAAAAAATAGCAAAACCTTAATGATTGAAGCGCCCTTCTTTCAAGACGGGAAGAGACAATTTAAGTTTGATGTAACTGGTCTCAATTGGGCTCATTAACATCAAGAGAAAGCCAAAGCCACCTTCAGGTGGTTTTTTATTGCCTGGAGTTTTATATGAGCGCAAAATTAGGAACATTAACACTTGATCTGGTCGCTAAGATCGGTGGCTATATATCTCCAATTAAAGAGGCAGAAAAGCAAACTCAAACAAGTTTTGCGAAGATGAGAGACTCAGTAAGTAAGTATGGCCCAATTGTAGCGGGTATGGCCGCAACAGCGGGCGGTGCTTTGCTTGCAATGGCAACTCAATATACTCAAGCTGCAATTGAAGTAGAGCGATTTGCGTTTTTGTCAAATGCTTCTACCACTGAATTTCAAAAGATGGCAGTAGGTGCTGAGACAGTAGGAATTAGTGCTGAAAAGCTCTCAGACCAGATGAAAGACTTCAACGAGAAGTTAGGGGAGTTTGTCACAATAGGTTCTGGTGGTGCTGTAGACTTTTTTGAACAGATTGCTATTCAGACCGAAGGTGGAGCAGAAGGGGCGCGAAAATTAGCTCTGGAAATGCAACGTCTTTCAGGTCCACAAGCGCTACAACTCTACGTTGATAAGATGGAAGAAGCTGGAGTTACCCAGCAACAAATGTCTTTCTATTTGGAGTCAATGGCGAGTGATACCACAGCCCTAATCCCACTCCTTCGGAATGGTGGCGAAGGCTTCAAACTCTGGGCTGATGCTGCTGAACGTGCTGGCGCTGTTATGGATGATGAGGCAATACGCTCAGCTAAGGAGATGAAGGCTCAGATTCACTTGCTTGATCTGCAAATGACAGGTTTTAAAAATGAGCTTCTCCAAGGAACTATACCAGCTCTTGTTGATATAGCTGATGCATTTAATAGTGCTGATGTTGAAGGACAGGGTCTTGCAAGTACCGGTCAGGTTATGGGTAATGTCCTTCGAGGTGTAGCTGCAATTGCCATGGGAGTATATGCCTCCATAAATGCTGTGGCGGTTTCTATTGCAGGTCTTGCAGCAACAGCCACTCAGTCAAGAGATGTGATAACTGGTGGGCAAGGTTGGTGGAAAACCTTATTTCAACCTGGTTGGAAAACAATCGGATTAGCTGCTGGTGCAGTAGCAACACATGCTGGAGAAGATCTTCAGACAGGATTTGAGCAAACATCCAAGACAATTAATGGTCTTTTTGATGATGCTGTTAGCAATGCCACAGCTAAAATGGGCCAACTGCAAACAGCTATGGATGGGGCTGCAAAAGGCTCTCAAGATTGGGTTGATAAACAAAACAAAGCCGAAAAAGCCACAAAGAAAAATAATAAGGAGTTAAGTGATCAAAAAAGATTGTTAGAGGAGCAAAAGCAACTTCGTGAATCTTTAATTTATTCCTTCGCTGATAATGAATATAAGCTTCAGCTAGATTATGAAAAACAAATTGCAGAGGTTAGAAAGGCTGGATTTCCTGCTGATCAGGAAAAACGATTCCTAGATGCTTCAAAAAATCGCTATCAAACTGAGCGTGATTTATTGCAAGCGCAAATGGCTTTTGATATTTCTGAGCACCGCTTAAATGAAGAAGAAAAGCTTAACTTTTCTCTAGCACTACAGCAGAAAGAAATCGCAGCTCGAACTGACATTGCTGATAATTTAAAAGGCTTGTACTACAAGGCTGCTCGAGAACAGCATGATCAGGAAATGGCATGGCTTCGTCTCGAGCAAGCTCAGCGGCTTCAAGATGCGCAATCTTATTATTTGACAGGCATGCAAAACATGACTGCCAGATATGAGTTTGAACGTGAGCAGATTCGACTTAATAAAGAGCTACTTGAGGAGGATAAGGTTGCTCTGATTGGCGCATCATATAGATCTCAGGATCGTGAGAATGATGATGCCCGCTACGCAGCATGGGGTAATTATCGCGATGCGATTGGCATTGATATGTCAGCCGAGGATGACCGCTCTCGGCGTGAAGAGGCAATCACTGAGGCTCTTGAATGGGAGTTGATCACTAGGGAGGAATATCAGCAAAAAATGCTTGAGTCTCAGTCTAAGTTTATCAGAGATAGAGCCTCCTTGGGGTTACAGGATGCTGAGACAACAATTAGCGGAATGACTGATCTCATGGGGTCTTTGTTGGGTGAACAATCGGCTGGATATAAAGCTATGTTTGCAGTACAGAAGGCTGCTGCACTTGCTAAGGTGATCATGAATGCGCCTGAAACGTTCTCCAATACCTACAACTCTGTATCTGCTATTCCGTTGATTGGCCCATACATAGCACCCGTTGTAGCCGGTGGCGCACTTGCAGTCCAGCTTGCTCAAGCTGCCCAGATCCGTTCTATGAATTTAAGTGGTATGGCTCATGATGGTATCGACTCCGTGCCCACCGAAGGAACTTGGCTCCTGGATAGGGGTGAGAGGGTAGTAGATCGCAGAACCAATGCCGATCTCAAAGACTATCTGGCCAGCAATAAAAACAGTGGTGTGAACATTAACATCAACGTCCCTGTTGGTTATACCGCAACTAAGCGTGTGGATGGTGATGGAACAGTCACCGTGGATATTGTAAAGGATATGATAGACGAAGCATTTAATAATGTTAGAAAGCCAAATAGCAAACAGTCTAGGGCAATGCAAGAGGCATTTGGATTGTCGCCTGCGCGATAGGAGAAACCATGGATACTTTTATGCTTTGCCCTTTGCAAGAGGGATATAGCTTTACTCCTGGAAATAATGTAAGAGAACAAGCCTTAGAGGGTGGCATGCCGCGACAAGTTATAAAATTTGTAGGTGCGGTGCATACAGTTAATGTTTCTGTGCTACTGATTGATCCGCGTGCGCGTCAATATTTTTGGGCATTTTGGCGCATCAATCAAACTAAAGTATGGAAGTGGAGGCTGTCGCTAGATGAGGGTGTATTAGAAGATTGCGAATGCAAATTCACTGTGAATAGTCTCCCACAGGAATCTATAAGAAATGGTGCAACATTAAAGGTTTCATTTCAAGTTCTGGTTCGTCCGATTAACAGGGATCCTCAAATAGATCAGTCTATAGTTGATATATGGCAGACAGGGGCTATTAATCATTTATTAGACTTGGAGAAAGTACCTAATATCTGGCTACCTGAGGCATTAGGAGAAGTTCATGGAATTGACGAATGATCAACTGAGCCTTTTGGATCAGTCTGCTGGGATTAGTGGACTTATTGAATGCATTGAAATTTCACATTCAAAATGGCCAAAAACTTTGAGATTTGTCATTAACTCATCTGAATTAATGCTTCTTAAGCATGAGGATGGTCAAGAGTATTCTTATGAATATGCGCCGGTGAAAATCAATAAATCAACTGATGAGGATACTTTGGAGCAAGAGCTTGGTTTCACCTTAGGGGATCTGGGAGAAACTGTTCCACAGCTTATTGACCTTTTCATTCATGATGAAGTGATTGAGTTGCCGAGAGTTGCTTATCGCGCCTATCTGGTCGGCCAGTACAGTGCCCCTTTTATTGTATTCAAAGATTTAGAACTTGAAAGCGTGACACGGGACTGGCAGGGGACGCGTGGAGATTCCAAGGCGCCCGGGCTAAATGATAATGGGAATGGAGAGGTTTACTCAGCTTCTACAGATCCTAGCTTGATAGGGTTTTACTGATGAATGAATTGTTTCGATGTGAATATAATCCAGCAAATTTTCATTGTGTTCACTTCGTCATTAGGGCGGCTCAGATACTTTTTGGAAAAGATTACTCGGGCTGCTTTGTTGGTCTAACCGGGCCATTGAATGACACTTTGCGAGCATCGAGAGCGACAGTAACCAGGAATAAGCGAATCAACAGACCAGTTGAAGGCTGTATAGTTTTAATGACTTATCAGAATGAAAGCTCCCATGTGGGAGTTTTTTTTCGCAATCGTATTTTTCATTTAGTCGAGCGTGGACCGCAGTTAATCACGCTGGAGCAGGCCAAACCTATATTTAAAAGGATGCGTTTCTATGAGCCGTATTTGCATCATTAAGAATGCTCTAGATGTAACTGAACAGGATATTATTTTTTCCGAGAATGTATTAAAAACATTTTTGGAAGTCAGAACTAGGCATCCGCAAGCTAGAATCTATCAAGGTAACCTCCCATGCGGTGATACCGATATAACACCTACATCTATTGACAAGGCTAGTATTGTGCGTTTGCTCGAAACTAATCTTGATTGCACAATTGTTTGCTACCCAGGGGATATTGTCAGCGCAGTAAACTACATTACAGTAAAGCTTCTAGGTGAGGCTGTTTCAGCACTTGTGAAAGTGCCTAATCCGCGAATAGATCAAGGCACATCTACTGGCTCAAGCAATAATAATTTGGCCAACTCAGAAAATAAGCAGCGTATCAAAGAGAGAGTTCCATATATTCTTGGCCGAGTAAAAGCTATTCCTGATCTAATTGCGCCAGCTCTTCGATATTTTAAGGATGGCACGGAAGTTGAAGAGCTATTGCTTTGCTTATGTGAAAACCCTGTGGTGGTGTCAAATTTTAAAGAGGGAGATACTCCAGTCCAAGAGATACCTGGTAAATCTGTAACTGCATATGGGCTCAACCAGTCAATTACAGGGACAAATAACATCTATCAAATTGGCGACACATTTACCGAGCCACCTATCATTGCAAAGCAAAATAGCTCTGTGAATGGGCAAACTCTTCTGCCACCGAATGGCACGCGTGTAGAGCGTTCAGATATTTATTTTATTTATCCTAATATTATCAAAACACTTAACGCCACGTCTGATTTCGAAAATTTTGTAGTGAATGAGAGCGTTATAATTGAGGGTGCTAATTTTGGTATATCTGATCTTTCTATCACAGGCCAGGTTGAAATTGATTATCAGATGGAGTCATTGCTTATAAGTTCAACACAGGTTGTGACGAATTATCAAGATTTTAGAAAGATTAATATTACCGCTATGCTTGTCACTGATCCTATAAGTGGGCAGCTGGATTTGGCAGGTCTTTATGACATAGATAGCATCAATCACTCTGACGGTATCTATACCATAAAATTGCTTAACCCGGAAAATACAAACACCAATTTCACGAATCTTACTAGCAACCTAACCACAAATCTTAGTGCGAACCTTACAGCAAACACTGCTAATATCTTTCTGGATGGAAATTATGTAGTGTCTGGAATTGACTCAGCCAACAAACAAATGACTTTAGCAACCCCCAGCACCACAAATGGAGACTGGGAAAAGTTAAATAACCTAAATGGCAAGCAAACACCAATAGCTCAAGTGAAATTGCGTGGTAGCCAAGATAATCACATTGGCTGGTTCACTATTGATTCACCTAGCGCCACTGGGTTGCTGCTAAACTTTAGAGCCGGAAATGGTATTTATCAGGGCTCTGATGCAAAAAGTGTAACTATAGAGGCTGACTATCAGCAAGTTTTAAGTGGTATTCCAGTCGGTCAGGTTTTTAAAAAGACTATTACCATGACAGGGAAGAAAAACAACAGGGATGCTGTCGGTGGTTCAATGTGGATTGATTTGCCGTTTTCTGGTGCGGTTAGGTTTCGCGTTCGACGAACTAATGACAATGGTGACTCTAGCGATTTAATGGATGAGACTAAGTTTTACTTAGCTTATGCATATCACAAGCTAGGAAAACTGACCTATAACAATCGGGTTATTGTTCGAGCGAGAACTGTAGCTACTCAAAATGCAACAAGCCAAGATTCTAGACAGCTTAACTGTATTGCTGAAAGTTTGATTCATTCATACCGGGGTGGAATTAAGTCAAGTAATCGCGCTGCCTCTCGAAATATTGCAGACCTAACTATCGAATTAGCCTTGCACCCCAAAATAGGGCGAAGAACCGCTTCTGAAATTGATTTTGATCGGATTTATCAAGCCGTGGATGATATTAAATCATATTTTGGCTCTAGTCGGATGGCCGAGTTTAATTACACACTCGATAACTCAAATATGTCGTTTGAGGAAATCATGAGAATGATGGCAGCTGCAACCTGTACGCACGATAGGCGGGTGAATCGAAAGATTTATTACGATCTGGAAAGCACAGAAAATCCTCCTCTTATCTTGTTTAACCATAGAAACAAGAGGGATAAATCAGAGGTACGAGAATTTAATTTTAAGGTCCAAAATAATCATGATGGCATTGAATTAACTTATGTTGATTCAGATGAAGGTTGGATTGAAAAAATCCTGAAATTGCCTAATGATTCGGTTAAAAACCCTAAAAAGCTCGAAGGGAGGGGGGTTGTTTATAAAGAACAGGCTCATATTATCGGCTGGAGAGAGTGGAATAAATTATTATTTAGCCGCATATCTACTCGTTTCACAGCTTACTGCGAAAGCGATCTGGTGTTCAGGGGAGATTGTATTCTAAGTACAGATGATACCCGCCTTGGTAACTGCAGTAGCGGGGAAGTGCAAGGTTGGTCTGGTCTTGAGCTGGAGGTCTCTCAGCCGTTCAAGCTTAATACCGAAGCTCAATATGTTATTCACCTACAACTCAAAAGTGGCGCTATTGATGTTGTTAAAATTACTCAAGGTTCTGATGAGTATCACTTTGTTTTAGAGAGGCCACCGATGGAAGCATTGGTACTAGAGGGCCAAGTAAAAACGGCCTATTCTATTACAACTGATGATCGAAAAGATGAGCAGAAATTCATCATTGCTAGTAAAACACCAGTTGATATCTTTGAAAATGAGGTAACCGCATATAACTTTGATGAGCGTTATTACCGAAACGACAAAGATATAGAAAACAACTTAATTTGATATTTATCAACTCAATACCCGCTATATGCGGGTTTTTTAATGGGTGAAAAAATGAATGAGATTTTAAAGCCTTTAGACTTTGCTAATGTGAAGCGCGATATTGAAGATATTGGCAGGGCTGCCAATGAAGCGCCCAATGTAAGAATTATAAGCCGTCTCGGGCAAGAATATTGGTCCTTGGCTACGCTAGATTTTCTGCTAGAAAAATTTGACATAAATAGCCAAGAAAAACTGGCTGAATTCCAGCAGGAAATCAATATAGCTGCCGCAGCTGGAGCCGGTGCGAACGGATGGACCGATCTGCTTGTCCAGTTGCAAGACGGAAGCAGTCTGAGACAGTTTATTGACATCCAGAAAAACAAAAATTCTGAAAGAGTTTCTATTGCTGATTTCGGGGCAAAGGGGGATGGTGATCAAACGCTATATGCTACTGACTACTATTCAGATCAGGATAAATCTGTTCGCATTACGCAGCAGACAGCAGATGGTCTTGCTTTTAACCGCGCCATCAAGTGGTTAAGAAACAAAGGGGGTGGGGCTCTTTATATTCCAGAGGCTCAGCATGGTAAATCTTATCGAGTTTATGGCTACTTGGAGCAGATTGATTTTCCATGTGTGATTTACGGAGCTGGTGCGAACTCATGGATCCAGAATTGCGATAACTCCCCAACCAATGTAAATGGATATGGGATTTTCTGCGTACAACCTCTTACTGTTTCTGAAGTTACTATGATGAACTTTAAGATTGATGGTAATGCTGATTTGCGCGCAAAACCAACTTCTGAGCTGCGCTTGTATCCACTCGTTGTTCTAGGCTATCCGCAGATGCGCCTATTTAATCTTACTTCAGTTAATAGCCCTATCGACTGCCTTCACACTCGTTATAAAAATGATTATGAACTTACCAATGGTGAGCAAGTATGGCTTAAGGCGGTTAATTGCTTCTTTGATAACTCCTATAGGAATACAGCTTCTTTAGTTAGAGGCTGGCACCAAGAATATGTAAACTGTGATTTCTTGCGTGGTGGTTATGTGCAAGGTGGCACCCAACCTAAATACTGCATAGATATCGAACCAACCTTGGCTGCAAATTCTATTAAAGATATTAACTTTACAAACTGTCGTTTTGCTCAGGCTAGAAATGTACTAGTTGGCGGCGTATGGGCTGCTGCAAACTTTAATGGATGTATTTTTGATGCAAGCAAACCACATCCTGATGATATAGCTAAAAGTGGTTACCCATGGGCATTTCAAATGACAGGTGGGGAATGGAGCTTAACGGGCTGTAAAATATTTGGACGTGCTGACACACTGGATACAATCTGCTATCACTATAACCAATATAGCGTAGGTGGTGAGTTTGCGGATAGTGGATATCTTCGTATTAAAGATACGGAAATGTATGGAGCTGGCCTTCAGTCAAGTGGCCGTCGAATCTTCATTGAAAATGTACTTGCACAAAATTCACTCAGACCATTTGTATTTGAGAAAGGCTCAGCACCCCCGCAAGTTGATGTAAATATTAAGAACCTGAGATTAGTGAATGTTTTCGATAATTCTAATGTCGGAAGTGGTACAACCGCTTCTTTTGCCGTTAAGACTAACGTGAATGGAATTATTGATATTGATGGAGTTACAGTTGAAATTGATCCAGCCTTATTAGCTAAAATGCCTAAAGAGTTATTCACTCAATCGACCTATCATGGCGTATATATCCCCGATTCAATCAACTCTGGAAAACGTAGCTTTGTACGCAACATTCACTCAGAGGGGTTTTATCAACGCTTGCCAACGCATCTCGGCATAGCATCCCCAGTCGCAGCGAACTTCAGAGACTGGGGTAATCCAAACCTGCCACCAGCAGATACAGCGGTAATAACTGCTAATGTTGCAGCAACATTGACCGATGGTACTGTCGTGAACAATGTTGTAACCAATAAAGGTGTTACAGGTACTGCAACTCAGAATAGTGATGCAGGAAACCGCGTATTAGGAGGTCGAACTAAAACTTATTGGAAGAACTGCACGATGTGGGGAAATTATAGTTAAAAATCAGGGGGTCACCCCCCTGTTTTTAGAGATTCTACGTGAACCAAAAAAACCAAAGCATTATCGTGTATGCAATATAGGTGAGGAAAAGAATACTTTTTTCCTTACCTTTAACTTCAATGAGAGCAGCAATCACGAAAGGGAAACAGGCTGCTAGAAATCTTGTTGAATATCCACTCAGTATTGTATTAAGAAAAACGATACTTAAAACCGAAATTGCAATGTAGAAGGAAAATTGCTTATGTTCTCGTTCAAAAAAGCCCTTAAAAAATAAATATAGATAGATAACAAGCCAAAATATAACGTAAAGCAGCGGAGATGACATATCATTATATTCAGCTCGCCGATCTTCCAGGCTTGTTAAAATCGATGCCATCAATGGACCTGTAACAATACCAACTACGAATCCAGCAAGCGCTGCAATTAAAGTTTTTATTGGTGCTGGAATTAATTTAATATTAGAAATAACCAGCGCAGTTCCAATGATGAATATAAACAGTACTGCCGATGTGTGAATAAATGGCGTAACTGCCAGAATTGGAATGTATATCAGATTTTTCTTTCGATAGAAGTAGTAGCCTATAAAGATAATGCTCATTGCGAAAGCGAGACGCAATTGCGAGGCCACAAAGTCTATGTAGAGCGGATTTAGCAACAGCAATATGCTTGCAAGTGCATATCGTTTTGATAAAAATATTGAAGCCGTAAACACCGATAGAAAAGTGATAAAAAAGATAATTGGCCCTGAAGTCAAGCCAAGTGTTTCTGTTGTAAACAGTAAAAATCTATGCCAGCCCCATTCATTCACAAGTTTTGATAAAAAAGTCTCAAAATCAAACCAATAGAGTTTATTTGTTACCTCATCCATAAAGTAAACATAGTTTGCCCTATCGTAGTAGGGGCTGCTTCTTAAGTCCGTCCATGGTGTTAATGCAACAAATAGAGCAAACAAAAATGTAAAGAGTAAAGCCAAGAAAGTTTTTTTATTGACTTTTGTGTTGATGGAGATGCGCACACAAACCTCTAATGCTTATATATAAAATAATTATGCTGATTAAAAATCTAAAAGGCTTTTAGTTAAGTCTTTTTATCATGATGTTTGGATGCTTCAAGTGAGCCATGCAGTATCTTGTCTTTATAACTCCAATGTCTCCAGAGATATCAACATTGAATTTTTTATTACTCCATGAATTGAAGCAGCTTGAATTTTTGCTTTTGCTGTAGTTAATTGATTTCATTTCTATTCTGCCAGATGGTACTGCGTTGATAGCGCCCAGCAAAATACCATATTGTGACCCAGTATCGGTATGATTATTGATTTTAATTGAAACTGGAGTTTTAGGGTTGTTGTAACGACTTAAACCTATTTGAATACCAGGTCCAGCATTGTTTGAGGTAACAATATTTTCAAGTGTAATGTTCTTCACTGTACCTGTTCCGTTATTTGGCTCTATGTCAATTCCACCGGAAGGCTTGGCACCGCTTGTATTGGTTGCTCTTAAGTTCCTAGCATTCAGTGTGTCTACAGAGATTATAGTGAGGCCTTGCCGACGATTATCATCCATTTTTATATTGCTTAACTTGATATTGTACGTGGAGTTTTTACCATTGGTGCCCACATAAATAGCATCTCCCCACATTTTGTTAATATTAATATCTGAGATGGTGATATTTCGAGAATCCTTAATTTCAATTCCCATGCCCCATTCTCCAGAATTTCCGAGATGGGTATATTTATCACCAATAAGCGTTCCACCAGTAATTCTTACATTCTGGACATTATTTATATTAAATACCTGATAGTTGCCGAGTTTATTTGGTATTACGTTTAATGTGGTTTTTGGAGAAAGCTCGAGAGAGATATTGCTTTTAAGATTGATGGACTTTAAAGCATTAACTTTGAAGTTCCCTGCGGGTATTTTTATAGTTGTACCTGGCTTTGCTTTTTTAATTTCAGAATTTACTTGGTCGGTGATATCTGAGTTAGCTACATAGTTTGCAGCATGAACCGAAAGTGAATTAAAAATGAGGGTTGTAAATAAGATCTTCTTTAGCATTTTATGTTCTCGCGTAAAAGCATTCGAATATTCGCGGTATTGAGACAAAAATACCATTTATAAATTGTTTTAAAAACCATAACCCGCCTCGGCGGGTTTTTTATTGCCAAAAATAAGGGGGGTGTATGCCTAACCAAGACCATCAAGACGTACAGATGCCATATGGGGTACGTCTTGAGAAGAAGATAGATCAGATGTGTTCTGAAGTGGGTGAGCTAACAAAAATAGTGATCCGCCAGTCAGAACGATATGAAAACTTTCAATCCCAATCTGTAGCAAACAGGCGAGATATTGACTTGCTTCAAGCCGATATGAATCAAGCCAAGGGCGGATTAACAATTGCGAAGTTAATGGGCGGTGGTGCAATCGGAATCATCATTACCTTTGGCACGCTTGTTTTGCAGGGCTATTCGAACATCTCTCAAAAGCTAAATGATGCTAGCCAGAAGTCAGCAATCCTCGAATCCAAACAAATCAGAATGGATACCGATCTTGCAGCAATGCGCGGCCAACTTGACCAACAGAAAAAACTAACCTATTAAACGAGAAACAACCATGAAATTTATACCCGAAAGTGTCTGGAAATTTGACTCAGTAAAATATGGCGCCTATATGGCGCTTTTTTTATCCTGCTTACAATTGGTTCTACAGGAAGTATCAAATGCAAATGTGCTGCCAGCAACCTATCAAAGCATTGTATCTATCATCCTTGTTTTGCTGGCCACCATTATTGGTCGCAAAAAGGCTCAGCCCGAGCTTAATCCGGAACCAACCGTTTTAGGCTTTGCATCACTTCCTGATAACACGATTACCTTTGAACAGGCATTCGAGCGTTTGATTGGGCATGAAGCTGGATACACTAACCTGAGAAGCGACCCGGGTAACTGGACTGGTGGCATGGTAGGCAAGGGCCAGTTAAAAGGCACTAAGTATGGTATCGCTGCAAACACTTACCCGCATATCGATATTAAGAATCTGACGCTGGCTGAAGCGAAGGAAATTTACCGGCGCGACTGGTGGGAAAAGTTAGGTGCCGAGCAACTGCATTCAGCTATTGTTTTCCAGCTGTGGGATTTTGCGGTTAATGCCGGGAAAAGCCGAGCTATTAAAGAACTGCAACAAGTCGCAGGGGTTCCGGCTGATGGCATCATTGGGCCCAAAACAATTGCTGCTGTAAACGCTATGGATCTAAATGATGTGCTACTTACTTTGACTGCTGAACGTCTAAAGTTCTACACAGATTTATCCACATTTAAAACTTTTGGTAAAGGATGGGTTCGGCGTGTGGCAGATAATCTGGTTTATGCAGCTAGGGATAATTAGTATTCTGCTTTGTGCGGCTCTCTCCGGCTGCACAGCACACTCAATCTCTAATCATGTTAGCGTGACAGTATGCGTGCAGTGTTTGAGGTGAATCAATAATAAAGGTAAGGCTTGCCACAAGACCGTGTTTCTCTTTTACAAACCAAGCATTTTGCATGCCATAGCAAATTCTCTCCGTATATTCCAGGATTGCTTAAATTTCGCATTGCACCAATCTTAAAATGCTCTGACACCCCATCCTTAATTTCTTCAGGACCAGTGCCACAAACCGAGCATTGAATCATGGCATCGTCAAAAAAAATGTGTGGCTTACTCATTTAATATTCATCCTTAATGAAAAATCTTTATGTAACCGCATAAAGTTATCTTTAGTCAACAAACCCCGCCAACTTCATAAAACTCTAATGGCTCTTGTTCCGAAAACCAAGGATTATACCTAAGCGCCCATCCCGGACTTTTGTGGTACGGCTTGGCTCGTTTGATCATGTATTCAATATAAAACTGATAAAATTCCATTTTTATTATCTCTATTCTTTAAGTCTACCGTGGTCTACTCCGAGTAGACGTATAGTAGACTAGGGAGCTATTGCGACAGATTGTTAGGTATTGCCAAATATTGCGTAGTATTGGTTAAGTTGCTGATTAATTAAGGATGGAAGCTTTAGAATATTGCGAGATATTGTGGCGTATTGCATTATTTTTATAAGATTATTGAATTATGAGTCCGCTGCTCTAACCAACTGAGCTATAGGCCCTATAAATGCTTATATCTAAAGCATTTTTGCGATAGCAATACTAGCTAAATTCTCAAGTAAACACAAGCATTTCTCAAAAAAAACTGGAGAGATGCTGTTTTATTCATCAAATTTAGGAGATTAAAATGACGAAGCAAATAAATGCGGTGATAAGAAAAGTATTAGCTTGCCATAAAAAATTTCTTTAAGAAGTTAAGCTTAGTAAGTAATTTTAAACTGTTTAATAATTAAGTATTTAGATTTTGGTTTTTTCAAAAAACAAAATGAAAACAATTGCTTATTTATTTATAGTGAATTAAAAAATAATATTGTCTTTTTGTTTAATTCATGTTAATAAATAAATTGAAAGTACACAACAAACTTTCGATACCGTTTCAGGAAGAAACCATAACTATAGTAACAAGGAGCAAAACAATGTTTCAGTTGTTAAGAAAACTCTTCTGTATGCATGCCTATGAATATGAGCAGTTCTCAGAATTTAATGAGGTAAAAGAGTGTCGTAAATGCGGAGATCATAGGAACTAG